GTCTTCTGCGCCTTCTTTGATGTCTTTTTTCTTCTTGTCTTTTTCTTTGTCTTGAATGGCTTTTTTCATAGGTTCTTTTTTGTCACCATCTTTGTCCATGTCTAAAAAATCTGGTTTTGCTTCGGCCACTGCTTCTGCTGGTTCTTTCATCTCCACTCCTGCTGCTGCCATAAATTTTGCATGATCAAAATTAGGATTGAAATGTTGGAATATGGCTGAATGATGTTTGGCGTATTCTGCTCTTTTGGTCACGTCTTCAATATTTTTTAAAGTGTCAGCCACATATTGAAAATGTTGACGTGACATGGTTTCATCCACTTCTGTTTCACTTTCATTTTTTTCTATTGACTTGGCAATGTTGTGTGCTTTTTTAATTGTGGATTTTTTAAGTGGTGGAGTATCACCTGTGCTTTTCATGGCTTGTGCCATGCCAATTGCGTATGGACTTTTTGCCTTCTCATCTGTTTGAGATAATTCCGTAATTCTTTGTTCAATCACTTTTAAAAATAATCTATTCTTTTGATATGCTTCACTGGAATGAATAGCATCAAAGTTGGCTTGATTTTCTATCACTTGCAATTGATTGGCCAGTTTGTCACGGGCCGCAGTCAACTGTTCCACAGTGAATGATTCCAATTTAATTTTGGATCCAAACATCTGAGCCACCCTATCATTAAGGTTTTCTGCTGTGGGAGTGCTTTTTAACTGTGTAAATTTCATTGATTGTTTCCTATATGAATTTATTTAGTCAAAGATATAAGGATCCAGTTCACTTCTCAGCGTGATCACATCATCCCAAGCCACATCATAGCGTATTTCTGCTGCGTATTTGCGATCTTCATCCTCACTCAAATATATGGTGTGTTTAAAATGCACGCAATCATTGTATTTTTGCTGTATTTGATTGTCAATTTTGAGTATTTGTGCAGTGTAATTCACAGTGCCTCGGGCATGACTTTTGGCAATGGCCACTGCCGCAGTTTTGCTGAAAGTGCAGGCCACTTGCTGATCCGTCAATACATTGATCACCAAAAATCCCTGTGGACTTTCACGCACCACCATGTGTTTGATTGTGACACTGTTGCCCTGCTGTATGGGCACACACAGTTTGTCTGTTTCTTTGTCTATCAGTTGGAGTATTTCTTTAGCGACTGTCTTGCGGTCTTTCATTGCTCACCACCAGTATTTGATTGTTTTTGACTATCTTGGTCACAATGCTCTTGCGGATCATGTTCTCTATGATGAACTGTTCTCGCTCTGTGAAACTTGCCAATGGTTGAGTGTGCTGCATGCGGTTCAGCAGTGCAGACTCTTCGTTGCTGACGTATATTTCAAAATCTGATATTAATTCGTTGATCTTCATCTGTTTGTCTGTTGTCCTCTGGATCTCTGCATGAGATTGTTGATCACCGGATCCAAATCTTTTTTCTTGGCAGTGAAAGCTCCTGGATTTTTGGGATCCTTGCTCTGCATTTTTACATCAGTAGGTCCCACTGACACAATCTCCATGTCTTGTTCTTTGCCAGGTGCTGTGGGTATGGGTAACTTTTCACCAGGTTTTAATAAATTTTTATTGGTGGCAGTGTTCATTTTGTTCACTGTGCTTTTCACAGTGGGGGTGCTTTTGATGGGTCCTTTGGGTAATACATTTTGTGGTATGGGTGCACCTGTGCGTATGTTGCTGGGTCCTAATTTTTTCAAAACCTTGTTCAAATAATCGTTGGGTGCAAATTCTTTCAATCTCATTTTCTTATGGGCTTTCTTTTGGTTGGTCTGGATGATTTGCGTGTTCTTGGTGCATTCAATCTTTTCACTCTGCGACTGGCTGTGGAACGTTTGGTTCTGCCAGCTTTGATGGCAATTTGTGATCCTCTGCGAGCCAAGGTTTTTCTAAAACTGATTGATTTCTGAATATTTTTAGGTTTGGTACAGGTGGCTGGATTGCCCACTATTCTGCCTTTGCGAATGCCTGCTGTGCAACGATAGCGTCTGGCCATGCGACCGCCTTTGCGACCCCAGATGGGAGTGACTGCTTCAGTGATGATTTCAGCTATCTTCATTATAAACCAATGTTGTTGTGCTGTATTTAGTGGTGTTGGAGGATTAACCTGGGAATTTCATCAGCAGTGTGACGATGGTGCTGAGCAATCCAGTGACTATGGCACCGGTGGCCACTATGATGGTTTTGATCATGCCTGAGTTGCCTTTGAGCATTTCTGAATGTAACCCAGCCACTTTTTCTTCAATAGCAGTGAGACGTGCTTCCAGAGCTTTGTAACGCTCGGCGCAAAGATCCACGTGTGCTTCTAAATTTTCTCTCTCTAATTCGCTCATGCTAATATTTATCTGCTATTCTGCTTTTTTAACTGCACTGTTTTTATAAAACACTATGTTTGTGTTCTGAGGATCTTTGGTGATAAAAATGTTATTGTTGATATTGATACTTTCTTTGAGATTGGAGATCATAGGCACCATGTTGAAATCTTCCTGCAGTTGTTCCACAGTGATATAGTCTGGTTGATCTGTGTCAAACTCCATGAACCAAACCATCTGTTGGCCTTGATATCTGCTGCCAAAGGCAAATTGTTTCACATCCTTGTGCAGAGCCACTGGACGACTGTGTATGTTCACATTGCTTCTCAGCATGAGACACTGTTCAAACACATTGTAGTTGGATTGCTGATCCACAGCACAGCGATCATTGCTCTTGTGGCGATGCTGATCAGTTTTGGTGATGTCTATGAGTGAATACACTTGATACATGTTGTGGGTATTTAACAGTCGTTAAAAAAGGGCGTCCAGTTTCCTGAACGCCCTTGATTGTGTTTCTATCAATCAGCTAGATTATGCAGCTATTAATGGAAAACCAGTTATTGCTGTTACTGTAGCAGAACTCAAATCTACTCCAGCTGAGTTGGCTGATTCACCAGATACTGCGATAGTTGCAGCGGTTCTAGCTCCAGCAGTTGTCAATGCTTGGATTAAATCTTCCAAGTGAGCTGCTAGTGTTTCTGAGTTAGTACCGTCATAAGTGTCAGTACCAAACTTGCCTTCTACATACACGTCAAGTAATTGACCTGCATTTGAACCGGAGTCTGCTCTAAGAGCAGAGTATCCTACGATGGTAGTTTGTCTTGCTATTTGTGCTAGTACTTGTTGAACTGCTCCATTTGGTCCCATTTCTGTAGATCCAAAGTTGGTTGCATTCACAGCCAAGTCGATGGTAAAACCATTAAGGTCTTTGCCATTGAAACTTCTGCTGGCGTTTGCTAGCGTTGGGTTTACTTTTATTTGTGTTGCCATTGTTTTTCTCCTTTATCGTTAATGGCCAAATCCACGCTCAGTGGATTGGTTATGAGTATTTATGGCATTTGATGCCAAAATTTAGTTTACAGTTAATTTTTGAGGTGTTTTAGTACTTGGCAGTGGGTGTGTAGGCAGTTTGACCCTTCATATAAGTGTCCACAAAAGTGCTCACATAATTCTTGGTGTCAGGTTGACTCAAAAACTTTTTGATGCCTGCACTGGTTTGAATGTCCTTGGTGAATTGTAATTTCGCAGCTGGTTTGATATTTTCTGCTGTGGCCAATGCTCTCAGTGCCTTTGCCTGTTGTGCTGTGATGGGGTGTTTTTCACCATCATCTGTGGTCACATGAGTGATGGGATTGGGATTGCCCCTGCTGTCCAACACTTTGCCCAACTGATTGAACATGGTGTCCTGTTTGAATTCTTTGTCCAGACCTGCATTGGGATCATCTGCTGGATCCATGATGTTGATCTTTTTAATGGGCATGAAATCTGTTGCTTTTACCATACTATCTATTTAGTTGAAAGTTCTGTCTGCTAAAGCCTGCACGGTTCACTAATTTGATTGGACCTTGAGCTGTCTGTATCACATAGCCCTCACCACCTGGCTGATCGTTTATGCTGGCAGTGACATCAGCACCTTGACTGTCCAGCTGACTGATCACTGCGTCTTTGGCTGCTTGTATGCCCACAAACACCTTCCATAGTGCATTGAATCCTTTGATTTCTTGTTTGATATAATCCACAATTTTGCCTTGTTTGTTGCGACTCACTGCACTGGTGGTTGTGAGCCACTTGACAAAATCTCGGCCCAAATCACTCTCACCTTTCAACACTTTACTGTTCACATAGGTGTACAGTATTTGTGCAAAGTCTGACACTTTCATCACACTCAGCTTGTTGCGATCCAACACAGAATCAATATCTCGACTGTACTGATTTAACAACGTTTTGACCTGATCCAATTGAGTGTTGTCCACTGTAACTGGTTCACTCACAGTCACAGGCGGCATCACCAGCAAACGGCTGCCTCGGAATCCCAAATCTTCTGGCAATGGTTGAGTGACTCCTTGTTCATTGATCTTACTGTGAATCACAATAGCCACTTCACTGCGAGCAATCTTTTTGCCCAACACACTGTCGGCTGTCACACTGTAAGTCACCACATTAGGTTTGAATCGGTATCTGTTATCTTTCAATTCAGGCTGTTGAAAATACAATATGTCTGCTTTGTAATAACCTTCCAAATCTTCTGGAGTGGCTGACTCCACCACTGGAAACACTGATTTCATTTTGTCAGCAAAAACTTTATAGTCCGCTGCCTTGTTCACATCTTTGGCACGACCTTGTATCATGGCACCCAAATCATCTGCATTGGTGGTTCTACCATCATAACTTTTGGCCACAAATCCTGCTTTGTCTGTGAATATAAATTCTCCATTGGGATTTCTTCCAAAGATCACTCCCACAGCACCATCCCATTTGATTGAGACACTTTTTAAATTTTTATTGATGTTACTGAGTGCTGCCACTGCTTCACGAGCTCCTTGACTGCCATTCCACAGCACAAAGTCTTCCAAGTGATGTATTCTTGCATCTTCCAGCAATATATCACAACGTCCAGTGATTGTTTTGAATTCCACTAATTTCATCTGCCCACCACATTCATCATGTTTCTAAACCACACATTGCTGCCTTCCACTGTGTGTTCAGGTAATCGCTTTCCTGATTTGGCAAATGATTCCACAGCATCTGCCACTAATTTTTCATAATCAGATCTGCCACGAATGATTCGATGAATGCTTTCTACACTCGCTAAATCTTCAGCTGTGTGATCCACACCCAACAACAGTTGAGCAATTCTGTCAGGATCTTTGCTGACTGGCTGATTACTCTCACGATTCAGCAAACCATAGTTGTGACTCCAACGATATCCCAATGCTTTGGCAATGCTGGCCAGCAGTATGTGACGATCCATGCCTTTGTATTCGCTGCCGGTCAAGCCACCCTGTAGACTGAACTTTTGCCATGTGGGTTCTCCAAACATAAAATCTGTCTGCACAAAACCTTTTTTCTCATCACCTGCAATGGGAGTTTTGAAATGCACAGAGATGCCACTCTTGCGCACCCACTGTTTGGGATCTTGTTTTTTTGATTGTGCCCACTGAGACAACTTTGCCACCAATTCGTCTTTGCTGATTTTGTTTTCATCCACACTGAGATCCAGGTCACCGCTGGTGGGAGCCTTGCCTGTGGTGCCCAACATGCCATCCTGCAATGGCAGTCCTGTGATGCCTTCCAACCATTTCACTGTGGGAGACACATCTGCTTGATTGATTCTGCCTGTGAGCAACTCACCTTGAGAGCCTTTGAAAATGTTGCCACCTTCTTTGAGCATCATTAGTCACTCTCACCTTCTTGGATCTTCTTCACTCCCATTTTGAATTTCTTGCTGTCGCCGTTTTTGATGGAGTTGATGAATCTGCGTTCCAACTCTTGAGCAGTTTCGGGATCGTACTTTTCATTGATCATTTGGAAAAAATTGATAGCGCTCTCAATGATGTTGCTGCCTTTGGCTTCCACAATATGATCCAGGTCTTTGGACCTGTACATGTGGTTCAATTCCTGCAGAATGGATCTAGTCTGTTTTTTCATAAAGAGCTTTCAAGGTATTTACCGTCAAAACCTATCAAAAACAGTATATGTTTAATTGTAACACGCTAGATGGGGTGTGTCAAGCGGTAATACACCGCGAATTATATGGTGTTTTAAGTGAGTTGGGCCAATATGCTCACACAAGCCACCAAGGCTGCTTTGACTTCCATCTCTGTGGCTTCTGCATCCAGCTGATCTGTGCGTATGAGATCCTGCATCAGCTCTTGATATTCAGAATCTGTGATCTCTCCCTGTTCGCGGAATTGCACCAATTGTAAGGCAGTGCGAGCACGCTGTTCTGCCCAAGCGTGTCCACAACCAGTGAGTTCTTTCAGTTTTTCAATGTGTTCCATAGTTTAAAATCTCGCCAAAACTGCCTGAGCTGCCATGCGGCTTTGAGTGTCCAGCAGTTGTTTTTTGGTTTCGCAGTAGGCTTTGGATCCTTGAGTGCCACGGCTGCGAGTGACAAAATCCTCCACAGTGGCCTGCATGGGTTGGATCAGTTGCAACACATCTTTCTGCAGATAACCTTTGCTTTCACTGTACAATTGAAACCATTCCAGCTGATGCTGTATTTTTTGAGCCTGTGGCAAGTGTGGTTCCGCACAGTTGATGTGACGCACTGTTTGACGCACATCTATGATTGCTCTGGATTGATTGTCGTCCCAGAAGCTGGGCAGCATGCCTGCACATCCACTGATACCCACCAACAATAACACTGCAAATATTCTATTCATTATGTGCTGTTATTTATATACAAAGTGATTTTGGTAGAATTTTATGCTGCAACCGCACATTTTTTCTGTTGACTTTGATAAATAGCAGTGTTATATTATTGAAGTTACAATGGTGTAACACAGACACAAACACACACAAAAGGAGAATAAAATGTCTAATACAACAAGAAACGGCTACGAAATCCGTGCCGACCTATTAGGACTTGCGAAATCAATCGCCGAGTTCAACTACACAATCAAACAACAAGAGTATGAGTACAGCCTAAGAAAAGAAGGCGATCAAGTGGTGGCCGAATTCAAAGCCCCTACCATTGCCGCTGAAGACATCATCCACACAGCTCAGAAGTTCAATGAGTTTGTGACCAATGGTCAATCTTATGCAGAAAACACTCAGGTGTTGATGGAAGGTATGAAAAAGTTCAATGCAAAAGTGCAAGAATCTTTCAAACCAGAAGCCATCCTTAACAATGTGAAAGAATTTCAATCTAATGTAGAGAAATTCACCAAAGCATTTGTTAATGGTGTTGAGAAGAAGTAGTTTTTAATACAAAACTAATCATAACGGTTGTGGCAGACATCAGCAGTGTCTTTTGTCTGCCGTGACCCATATAATAAAAGTAAAATATGTTACCTTATAACATTTGTGAAAATCGTTGGTTGAGCAGCACCAAGAAGAAGGTCAAGTTGCACTGGATGGAATATGAACCAGTGTATGCAGTGCTGGCAGGCATCTGTGGAGTTGCACTTTTTGCGTTGGCCGTGGTGACTTCAATCTCCAGTTTTTTACCTTAGTCTAATATTTTTAGTGCAGAGTTGAATCTGCTGGGGGTGGGTTCACGCTTGTGTGGCCCGTGAGGCTGTCTATTCTAGCTCGGAAGTATTCTTGCACAATGCGATATTTCAGTATCTTGGTTTGATTTTCTTCCGTCAGTCCTTCATCATCCAATTCGTCTATGGCCATTTGAAGGTTATCAATCTCTTCTTGAAACAGTTCTTCCAATGTGAGTTGTTCGTATAAATGACTGTCATCCATCAAATTATTTATGGAGTCACTCATTATTGTTGAGAATTGAGTTGGTTTTTGATGTGCAGTTGAGTGACTTGATCATAGCCAAACTTGCCAAATGCAAACAGATTGAACGCCACAGCATATCGTTCCTGATCACTGCGACTGGGATATACTGAATGCTGCAGAGTGCTGGGAAACAGTATCAATAAATTGTCTCGGGGTCGCACTGCCCAACCTTCTGTGTTGAATGAATTATTTTGACGAAAAGGTATGTCCACTGTGGGTGTGAATAAATTGTAGTGTGCTTTGTCTTTGGCAAACAATATGTCACCACTGAGATCATCAGTCTGTATATACAACACTCCGCTCAGTATGGAATTGGCATGCCCATGAGCACCTGATTCATCTCCTTTGACATGTTTCACTGCCCAGCTGTTGGTCATTTGAAAATCTGCTGTGGGTGCTACTTCCAACACTTCATATATGTAATGTTTGCAGGCAGACATAATGTTTTGTTTCAACTCTGTCAATGGAGGCATATCCAACAGGAATTTGTTGGGAGTGCCAAAACCATTGTCCACTGGAAATCTTGTGTATTCAGTATTTTTTATAAATTCCTTTGCACCAGCGGGCACATCAATCATGGCCTCCAACAATGGTGTGGCAAACAATGGAGTGATACGGAATTGATTGGGATTCATTTTTTATTTTTTCTGCTGCGAATGTTTTTGAATTTTATGTTGGAATTATAAGACACATACCAAGACCAATCGCACAAATTGACGTTGAATTTTTTAAAAGCGTTGTTGAAATACTTTAATAGACGTTTCATTTGAAATATTTAGTGAACCCTGTGGTGAGTCCTTTGACCAATTGAGTGATCATGTCAGCTGTGTGATTGGGAGTGGGTGCTATTCTTAATCTTTCGGTACCTTCAGGCACAGTAGGATAATTGATGGGCTGTATGTAAGAATCATGTTCATACAGCAGATGATCGCTGATGCTTTTGCAAATTTTTGGATTTCGCACCATGACCGGTACAATATGAGTGTGATTTTCCATAATTTCAATTTTGGCATCACGCAGTGCTTGTTTGGTCTGCGCCACTATGCGTTGATGATTTTCTCTCATCACTTGTCCTGTTTCATCTCTTAAAAATTTAATACTAGCAGTGGCACCTGCACACACCACTGGTGGCAGCGAAGTGGTAAAAATAAATCCTGAACTCACAGATCTCACAGCATCAATCAATTCCGCAGCGGCAGCAATGTATCCACCATGACAACCAAAGGCTTTGCCCAATGTGCCATTGATGATGTCTACTCTAGATTCTAATCCCAACTGTTGCACCATGCCACCACCTTGCTCACCGTACAAACCCACGGCATGCACTTCATCTATGTAAGTTATGGCGTGGTATTTGTCGGCGAGGTCGCAAATTTCAGAAATCAAACCCACGCTCCCATCCATGCTATACACGGACTCAAAAATAATGCAGGGAGTTCCTTTGACAGCCATCAGTTTGCTTTCCAGATCCTTCATATCATTATGTCGGAACACATGCTTCACAGCACCACTGTGTCTAATACCTTGAATTAGACTGGCGTGATTTTTATCATCACTTACGTATTCAACATCCGGAATGATTTTTTTCAAAGCGATCAACGTCCATTCATTTGCGACATAGGCAGACGTGTACAGTAACGCGGCTGGTTTGTTGTGCAACACAGCCAATTCTTGCTCCAATGCTATGTGATAATGTGTGGTGCCTGAAATGTTTCTAGTGCCACCTGATCCTGCGCCCACATGATCCAATGCCGTACGCATGGCATCCAACACAACTTTATGTTGGCCCATGCCAAGATAATCATTGGAACACCAATTGATAACTTTTTTTATGTTGTACTTGGAATGCCATATGGAGTTGGGAAAACTGCCCCTTTCTCTCAGTATGTCATTGAACACACGATAATTGCCGGATTCTTTCAGTTGATCCGTGATACGTGTGAACTTGTCAATTGGCAGCATACAAGTATTTATGGTTGGGGTTAGTTGAAGAATTTATCTATGGTTTGCTGACTGACCTGATCCACGGCCTGCTGCCATTGGCGAGCCCATTTGGGTTCCAAAATTAGATCCTTGGAAGCATTGTCCAAAATCATCCAATACTTGCGTTTGATTTCGTTCTCCAGCTGATCTGGAGTCCACAAGGATATGCCACAGATCATTCTCCAACTTTTGGGTCTATCACCCAGATAAAATTTGTCCATCATAATGTGATCTGAAGTGATGCTGAAACCATTGCCCAAACGCATGGTGTTGTTGCTTTTCCATTCTTCTGAATGCAACAGTATCACATGATCATGATTCACAGGTCCGCCCATGAACAGTTTGTCTTTGCGGAAATCGGTGGTTTTGAAACCTTTGATGCGAAACACTTCATGCACAGTGGTAATATTGGGTTTGTTTAATATCACTCCAGCCACGTGTTGTAGGCTTTCTTCATAGATCAATATCACTGATTTGTCAAAAGTGGCATCAGTGCCCATCACAGGTGTGCTGACCAATATTTTATTGAGAAATCTTATCATTTGCTGTACAGGGGCAGTGGTCCTCCATAAGGCTTGCCTTTGATTATTTTGTTTTTGACTTTGACTCGCTTGCGACCTATTTTGAAACTCTTCTCACCTTCTCTGGGTCTCAATCCTTGACTCTTGCAAGATGCCAATTGACTGGCTCCCAGTTCTGAATTGCTTTTGCGACTGCGACACAGAGCCTTGGTGGCTTTGACTTCGTATTGCAATCCTGTGATGATTTCTGCAATCTTCATAAAAATATTTAGCGATATTTGTCGGCTGCCACACTACTTACAGTGGTTTCTTCCGGCAACAATCTAAATGTGAGCACTTTACGACTGCCGCGTGTGGTGCCTATGCTGATGTCGCCACTGCTGTGCTGTTCAATTTTGGTGATGGTGGCCACATGACTGCCCAGTTGAATTTGCTGGCCCACTGTGAGATCTATACTGATTTTTTTGAGATTCATGCTGCCCTCCGAATGGATGGTTGGTGATATAGTATTTACAAAAAAAAACAATAAATAATGGTATGGCAGCAAACGGCATATCAACACTGACTATAGCAAGTGGGGCTATTCTCACAAAAAATATCAATCCACCGCATTCTAATACTGAGATTGTTCCACCTTACTCAGCTATTTGGAGTTTGAATTATGCGGGTGCTTTGGGAGCAACAGACAGTGTCTCATACAAACTGTATGTAACATCGTTGGGAATAGGCTCTGCTTTCACACTGACCAGTCATTCAACAGGTGATTTTGCAGTGACAGCAGGCAACTTCTTGTATGATGAATATGGAACCAGTATTGGCATTATCAAGGGTAACGCCACAATAGACAATTATATGGCCAAAGCCGCAGCAGTTTGTGGTTCATTGGATGCCACTATAATAACTGCCGCAACATACAAAGGCACATGGAACGCTTTTACTAACACTCCCACACTGACTGATGGTGTTGGCACTTTGGGAGATGCTTACGATAACACTGTTGCTGGAACCAGCGGTGCCTACCCTGCGTATGGCGAACAAGACTGGCGCATCTATGATGGAGCTGTCTGGCAAAGAGTTGATAAAATAACTACCACACAGTGGACCATAAAACCAGCAGCTGGTGGTTTAGCAGACAAAGAAGCTAGACAGATTGCCAAACTGGATTTAGCCGCCGACAACCGTTCCGCAAGTAGTAACCCAAGAGCATCTTATATTATTACACAGTTGCCCACAAAATATGACGGTGTTGGTATTATTGACAATGCCAACTCAGGCGGGCTGGTTGCGGGTCGTCCTTGGTCAGGTATTGGTACAGACGATCCAGCCAATGCCGCACAACCCAATGCCACTGCTTGGGTGTTGATGGATGGCCCTTTCTACAATACACCTGGAGTTCCAGGGTCAGGATTTGTGGGTGGTACAAGTTGGCGCAAGATGACACCAATTGGATATTTCCCTTACGGTAGAGAAACTTATACTTACGGAGATGAAACAGTGCGGTTCGATGGTACTTGGCTTTATGAAAATACTACATTGGGCCTAATTGCTACCGGCGGCACCGAGGGTCAATGGCCTTGGCAGGCCGCATGGACTAACTCGTACAAAGGTACCAAGATAACCAGCACATACGTAAAAACAACCAACTATCCAGCAGTGCCTTAGGATATACTCCAACGTGTACAGACTTGTAGAAAGCTGTTCTTGGACTGTGTAATAAAATAATTGTATTAAAGAGATAATTCTTGGAAACCAGACTCTCTGTCTAGGTATTTGTAATCAATTTTAATCACGTCAAACTGCTCAATGGCATCCAACACAGTTTTGGGATCAAAAGCACCACAGGTGTACACATCCAACTGCATCAAGCCTGGAGAACATTCATCCCAACAGTGCATCACAATGTGTGAAGTTTCAATGATGGCAGCCACAGTAAGTCCTCTGTTGCCTGGCACATCCAAGTACTTGGCAATGGGGCCTATCAAGATTTTCATGTTGATTTTTTTTACTAGATCTTTCAACCACTCAGTGGCCTGAGTTTCGTCCTTCAAAGGATTCTTTACTTCTGCTCTAATTAAAATATGTTTGTGTTGTAGTAACTCACTCATGAATTTATTTATAAAATACTTATAAAAAGTGGTCCTTCCAGTGAGTATGAATGTGAATTATTTTTATGAGTTAAAAACTGAAAAATTTTTCTTAAAAACATTTTTTTCTTCAGCATAAAGCAAAAACTGTTCTGTGTCAACACATCTTTGCACTTGACTGTGTGGATAATTCCATGTAATATATGTCATATGAACCGTACGAAGCAGATTTTTTTACTACTTGTGATTGTGTTTGCCTTGAACGCCTGCTCAGGCACCATCAAAGGCTCCATCAATCAGCATGAGTGGCTTCAAACCGGAGTGAAAAAAGGTGATAGACCGGGTGATGTGTGTACAATCTGTGGTGAAGATTGGATCATGGTGCCCAATGAACCTTTTGCGGCCCAGCGTCAAGCTCATAGAGCAGGATTTAGATGGGACGGAAACACAGCTCCGATCTATTAAATCAAAAAACTCTTCAAAATCAAACACTTGCCAAAATTGTGTGAGAAGTCCATTGACTTTTGGTGTCAAATCACATATTATAAGTGTACAAACCAAACAGGCACACATATATGATTGATAATAAAATTGAAACCATGCCCGAGCACATCAAGCAACGCATCGCAGAATTGACCAGACAGAAAATTATGTTGGAAGATCAGATCGAGCAAACCAACAGTTTTACCAAAAGAAGCATGTTAGAACAAGATCTGTATGATATAATACACAGCATCATGCTATTGACTCAACCTTACACAGGAGAGAATAATGTCCGTTGAGTTTATACTATATGTGGTGGGGTTGGTTGGTGTGAGTTATTACATAGGTCATCAGCACGGATTACGAGCAGGCGTTATAGATGCGGTGGATCAAATGATTGTGATGAAACTGTTGAGCAAAAAAGAAATTGATTCAAAAAAAGAAGAAGAGGATAAAAAATAATGGCCACCAAAAAACAAAAAGCTCAATTGGTCGACAGGATCAAGCACGGCATCAAGAAATACAAATTTAGCATACAGAGATACGGTGGCGAGACCGTGGTGGGCACCATCACTCCCTATCAGTATCACTACTGGAAGAACAGAGAGCAAGAACTCACAGACTATCTCATGGGTTACGACAGAGAAAATTACGAGCAGGAACACAACTTGCCCCAAGAGGCCAGATTTCAAAGAGACTGGCATGACATAGACAATGTGGCACATACCTGTGGCGCTCCCATAAGTTCCAGCAACTTCCTGCACATAGAAGAATTTGACCAGCACGGCCAAGCCATCCGAGATGCCAAGGGGCACTACGTGTTCCGCGAACCCATTGAGCTGTCAAGTGACAACATACACAAGTTGGGTATTGAGTGTGTGGAGTCCGAAGATTGTGTGGATGTGGATCACCCAGAATTGGTGAATGAATATTATTTGTATGCATACACCTCAAACAAGGGTGGATGGACCACAGAAGGAGAGATGGAGATCGATGGAGAGCTGGATCTAAAAAAATTGAAGTTACACTACAGGCAGATCGAGGGATCGGACATCTGCCATGCCATCAGCTATGGTGATGGAGAATCTAGACACCTGGAAGAGGACAGCACCGGCAGCGGCCAAGAGTGCAGGGTGTTGGAAGGCTGCATGGATGAGAACACCATGAGCAAGAAACAGAAGAAAGAGATCGCAAGGGCAGAAGCAGAAGCACCACAGCCTAACACAGACACAGTGGAAGAAGAGGATGCCAATGAGCTGCCAGAAAAATCACCAGAAGAACAGAAAGAATGGGATGACTGGGAGAAGGCACGCATGGAGGCAGCACAGGCAGCCAAGAAGAAAAAAATTAAGGCCAAAAAAACAGTGAAAGGCAAAAAGCAAACCAAAAAGAAAAAGGAGAAAAAATGAGTAATGATTTAGTTTTATTTTTATTAATCGCAATACTGGTGGCTATAGGTTCTGGATATTATGTGTTTTCCAGCATGACTGACACCTGTGATCGCATTATTAAAAAATGCAACGATTTAATAAAATTTGTAAAAAAGAGCAAGTAGTATGAATAGTTTGGCTCGCATGATGTATTCTCAAAGAGATAGGCTGATTGCCAATGCTTGGGGAGCCCATCAGCGAGCACAAAATCCAGCATTCAAACAGTATTGGTTGGGTGTGTATCAGCATCTGTTGAAACAATATGGCAGATTGAACTAGCATGAGCACTCGCACAATGCCTTATGAAAAGATACTGATGCAACAGATTGCTAGACTCACAGCAGAAAAAGAGAATTTGGATTTTCAAAACAGAGAATATCAGGAGATTGTGGCAGAATTGAATGAAAGATTGACCAAACAACAGCAAGAACTGTTGGACACAAAAAAATTATTGAAAGAATTAACTATAAAATTGGAAAGGCTGAGTGAAATATAATGGATATCAACATAGGACACAACGAAGAAACATTTGATTACTTCACTCGTCAAGCCAAGCGTCAAAAACGTCAATTGGAAATACAGGATCAATTGATTGCTGATTTGGGCATTGATATGAAAACTGTGAGCATTGAACAATTGCACGATATTATCAAACAGGCTCAGGCACAGTCCATACAGGAGTTTGGAGCATGATCAAACAACCCGAACAAGAATCCATAGAAGACATTCAATTGAAACAAGTATATGATGAATTTTTCAAACTGATGGCCAGACTTTGCTCAGAATATGAGCCACAACAGGTCACTGGTACCATGATGGCCATTGCTCTAAGGCTGTATAAAACCACCCTGACTGAGGAAGATTTTCGCAAAATGATTGAAACCATATACAACACAGCAGAGTATATTGAGCCGTTTGATATGGGCAGTATGAAACCCAATCCTAAAAAATTACATTGATGATCATCAGTTTTATAGTCACCATACTGTTTATTCTATTCATGCTGTGGGTGGGCTATTGGTTTTTGGATTGGCATCAGATGGACAAAACCACAAGAACGGGCAAAATTGTGGCTGAAGCAGAAAACTTTTTCAATCACTTGCTTCACAAACATAGGGTTCATATCAAATACAAGAATATGTTCCGTAAGTTGTATATTTTGTTTGACAGACTGGTGGTGTTTGTGTTAAATTATGATTATGTCACTGGAATCAAAAAACTGTACAAATTATCAGTTGTATTTGCAATCCAAGTGATTAACTTTATTAAATGGATAAATGAAAAAATTAAAAACAGGTATCAGAAAGTTTGAAAAACGTTTGGATAGATACAATCACACCATGGAATTGATTAGAACCATAGTGCCTTTGATTGTTTTGGTTATTCAAATTGCAATATTAATCAAACTCACAGACTGATGACTGAATTAGACCATTTTACACTGCTGAACGATTTGAAATCCATACTGAATCGCATGGATCAGGATCAGGACATGGAAATGGCTAGGGCAGAAGTGATCATTTTAAGAGATCATGTGCAGAACTATTGTGATGAACAGCACAGGATCTATCTTGAACGTGTGCAAAGATACATGACTCACGTGGATGAGGCAATCAAAACCAAAAATGACTGACGAAATTATAATGTTACGAGAATCCTGGACTGTGTGGATCATACTGGCAGTATCAGTTGTGTTGTTGATCCGCATCATAATCAATCTAAAGAACAAATGAAGACATTTGGTATCCTATTATTGTTATTCATGACACAATGCTCTACCACAGTGGCAGTGTTGGACGTGGCTGGCAGCACAGTGGTGTATGCGGGCAAAACGGTAGTGAACACTGTGGACGCACTCACTCCAGATATTGTGAATCGAAAATAGTTGACAGCAGTGTTGATTTGTAGTATAAATTAACACATATGACATCACAAAAAATTAAAAAAGAAGACTATCAAACTTGGGCTGATTGCATCAGATCAGATCAAGTACCAGCTGATAGAATCTATGCCATATGGGAGGCTAACCCAGAATTTTATCGTTGGTATCAAAAACAATATCTAACCAAGAGCAAAGCATGAACAAACAACCACTTTGGGACAAGACTGTGGACACAATGCTGGATTACTCTTGGGGCAAGTTTGAACGTGCCACTCAACGCATGATGGACATTGTGGATGTTCAACCATGGACTCATGCTGCCTTGGGCACATCACTGTGGTTCACTATCTCTTATTTAAAAAGTATCAACCTTTTATTTTTATTGGCTTGGGTGGCATGGATATGGTATTGGAGCATCATCATCTCTTCCATTTGGAGAACAGGTTACAGATAAAATGAAATACAGAACAACTCCTAGAAGAACTTTTGTTAAAGCATTGATCTATAGGTTATGGATATTCACTGCCACTTATCTACTACTGATCCTTACAGGTCACTCATGGGATGATGCTATCATACCCACTGTGACTATTAATTTTTTACTGACATTAACCTACTACTCTTACGATCGATTATGGCAGAGGATTGAATGGGGTATTGAACCTATAAGAAAGAAAGGAAAACAAAATGTTATCAATCAAAGAAACAAAAATTAAAAAAGATATTGAACTGGACAAGTACAAAAATCTAGCACGTCATTTGGCCAACGAAGTGGAATATCTTCTGGATGAGATAGAATCTTTAAAAAAACAATTGGAACAATCCAAAAACAAAAATTAATATGAAAGAAAATTTCAATCTATTGGCAGTGACATCAGTTGTGTTCTCCCTATTGGGATTGATCACTGCTTTCATCATACCATTCTTTTTACAGATCATTGCCATAGTGTTGGGGCACTTGCATTTGAGATTTCAAACTCAATCACGCACTGTACGCACAGGAGGCATGTATCACAGCATGACCATTATTAGTTTGGTAGTGAGCTACATTGTGATACTGATAAATATAGCAGCACTGATCATCATGGGTGCTTCAGTGTATTTGTTTTTTAGAGATTTGATTGGGCACGGAGCCTTATCAATATAACAAGGAGAAAAATATGAAAACATCGATAGGTGTTAAAAGTCAAGGCAATACCACAGTTGATCTGGGTTTAAGATCCTATTTCAATGATGTGTTTTCAAGAATGACCACAGCCATGCTGGTGTCGGCATTTTTTGCCTACATCGGAGTGAGACTGCCGTTCTTGTATGCAGGTGGTGCACTGTCTTGGATCATCATACTGTCGCCGTTGGCATTTGTGTTGGCCATGAGTTTTGGTGCTGAACGTTTCAGCAATCGTGGACTGCTATGGATGTTGATGGGATTCGCCGCTGCTCAAGGTTTGAGCATGGGTGCTCTGCTGTATATCTACACAGCACACAGTGTCATATCGGCCTTCTTAATTTCTGCCATAGTGTTTGGCACATTTGCCATCATAGGTTACACCACTCGTAGAGATCTATCCGGTTTGGGTACATTTTTATTTGTGGGTTTAATTGGAATAATTGTGGCCAGTATTTTTAATATTTGGTTGCAGATGACCATGTTGAACTTTGTGATCAATGTGTTGGCCGTGATCATATTCACTGGCTTGACTGCTTATGACATGCAGAAATTAAAACAGATATATCAGGAAGGAGCAGACAGTTCTAAAACTAGAACATTGGGAGCTCTTACATTGTATCTGGACTTTATCAATATATTTGTTTCTATTTTGCAACTGATGGGTTCAAAAAGAGACTAAAAATCCAACATACTAGCGGAATATAATAGGTTGACTTCTCAGTCAAATTCCGCTAGTATATAAGGATAACAAAAGGCAAACTATGATAAAAGGTATAATAATAGGCGCACTAGGCATGTACATATATTTGGTACATCCAGACAAGATCCAAGATTTTCTTGTGTGGAGCAAAGATACCACAGTGTATGTTTTGGACTGGTTATCTACGACTATAAAGAAATCATAATTCGTTAGATCCAATCAGTTCCCAGATAATTACTAAGGAACAAATGAGATCATACGATAACAACGACGACAGCATAGACAAGGCAGCCAAGGCAGCCGAGATCGAACGTCTAATGAAAGAATACTTGGACAAGGGCGGCGAGGTTGAAAAGATTCCTTATGGTGTGACCAGTCAACCCATGGGACAGGCCAATCCTTACGCATTCTACATACCACCCAGCACCATTTCACCATTGGCATACAAACGCCGAATCAACAAAGAAAAACGCAATAAAAAATAATACACTCAGATAAATATTGGTATGAATCCTTCATTCCAGTATGAGACTAGATTATTTGTGGTACATTTTGACCGGGATGAAGAACCCATTGATGTGTATGCCATGGATCTAGAAGATCTTTGGATCACTCTCAAAGAACAGATTCCACATCTTAAACCTACAGATATCCTACACATCGAAGAACATACCTGCCCTGATGTGTGTGATACACTGCACTGATGCAAAATCACAAACGTCTGCAGTTGAGATATTTTCTACGCAATGCCAACAATCTCATGTTGAAATACAAAAAGATATTTGTGTATCATTACAAGCACGTGAGATGGCATTCATCTGAACCCATTCCCACACATAATCTACAACAGATAGGCTGTGAGTATCAAGGATGGTTTGAAGTGGGTTATGACTTCATTGCCGAAGTGTGGAGATATCCCAGCCCCAAACATCGCATACTGATTGAAATGAGCTTGCCTGCCAAAAATTTATTGTGGCATCAGGATTGGGTCAAACGTACCAAAAGATTGCGTAAAGAAAAACATCAATTGGATACCTACATCAAAAAAATGATTTCAAAGACTCGTAAGTTGGGTCACGTGATACCATAGATTTTGGCAAAACAAACCTTGACACTGCCGTCATAATCACATATAATTGTGCAGTTAACCAAACAATAAAAGGTAAACAAAATGAAAAACATTATAGTGTTTTTGACTGCTGTGTTGTTCACAGTGTCAGTATCAGCACAAACACCAGCTCCTAAAAAGGAAGAAGCTAAACCAGCTGCTCCTGCTGTGTGTGTTGAAAAAGACAAAGACGGCAAAGCAATCATCGACAAAGCAACTGGTAAGCCAGTGATTTGTCCAAAGAAAGACGAAAAAAAAGCTGAACCAGCTAAGAAGTAGTCTAACGATGTTCAGTGTGGTGTAACAGCCACACTGAATTTTTTAAAAAAGATTGCCAAAAGGCTCTTGACATTACTGAATTAATGCTTATATAACACAGCACAGCAATTCGCATAGATGTTGGTTTTGCTGTATAACTTGCTATAAAAGGAGAAACATATATGAAAAACGCAGAAAAATTAATAAATGGTCCTGTGATAGGAATAGATTTGGGCACGACAAACTCTTGTGTGGCCATCATGGAAGCAGGCAAACCCAAAGTATTAGAGAATCAAGAAGGGTACAGAACCACGCCCAGCATAGTGGCATTCACTGAATCAGAAAAACTAGTGGGACACAGTGCCCGTCGTCAAGCAGTGACCAATGGTGAAAACACATTCTTTGCAGTGAAACGATTGATAGGTAGAACCTTCAATGATCCTGCATTACAAAAAGATATTCAAAGATTACCTTACAAAGTGATCGCAGCCGATAACGGTGATGCTTGGGTCAAAAGCCGAGACAAGAAATATTCACCACCAGAGATCAGTTCATCCATACTGATCAAGATGAAAGAAACTGCCGAAAAATATTTGGGTAGAGCAGTGAATCACGCAGTGATCACAGTGCCAGCCTACTTCAATGATGCACAGCGACAAGCCACCAAAGATGCTGGCAAGATTGCTGGATTAGAAGTATTGAGAATTATCAATGAGCCCACTGCCGCAGCATTGGCATATGGCATGGACAAAAAAGGTGCCAAGACCATAGCAGTGTATGATTTGGGTGGAGGTACATTTGATGTCAGCATATTGGAGTTGGGTGATGGAGTATTCGAAGTCAAAAGTACCAACGGAAATACTTCACTGGGTGGTGAGGATTTTGACAGTGTGATTCAAGATCATATCCTAGCAGAATTTAAACGGGACTCTGGCATTGATCTCGCACAGGATAGATTGGCCATACAGAGAGTGCGTGAGGCAGCGGAGAAAGCCAAAATAGAACTGTCATCCAGCACTCAAACAGAAATCAATTTGCCATTTATCACAGCAGACAAATCTGGTCCCAAACACGTGAATATGAAGATAACTCGTGCCAAACTGGAAGGTTTGGTGGATACTCTCATACAAAAAACCATTGAACCTTGTCGTCAGGCATTGAAAGATGCTGGTGTCAGTGTCAATGACATTCAAGAAGTGGTGTTGGTGGGTGGTATGACTCGTATGCCCAAAGTGGTTGAAGCAGTACGATCATTTTTTGGCAAAGAACCCAATCAAGGAGTTAATCCAGACGAAGTGGTGGCATTGGGTGCTGCCATTCAAGGTGGAGTATTACAAGGCGATGTGAAAGACGTGCTGTTGTTGGATGTGACTCCATTGAGTTTGGGCATTGAAACAGTGGGTGGAGTGTTCACTAGACTGATTGAAAAGAACACCACCATTCCAACCAAAAAGAGTCAAGTGTTCAGCACAGCCGAAAACAATCAACCAGCTGTGAGCATTAGAGTGTTTCAAGGTGAACGTCAAATGGCCACAGACAACAAGTTCTTGGGCAATTTTGAATTGACTGGTATACCACCAGCGCCCCGAGGCACACCTCAGATCGAAGTGACATTTGACATAGACGCCAACGGCATTGTGCATGTGAGCGCCAAAGACAAAGGCACTGGCAAAGAACAAAAGATACAGATACAAGCCAACTCAGGTTTGAGTGATGCAGACATTGAAAAAATGATCAAAGACGCAGAAGCCAATAAGGAAGCCGATGAGAAGAAACGTGCAGAAGTGGATGCCAAAAATCACGCAGACAGCACACTGGCATCTGTAGAGCAAAGTATGAAAGAGCATGGTGACAAACTCACCGAAGAAGATCGTGCAAAGATCACAGAAGCTCAAGAGTCTTTAAAGGAAGCTGTTAAGAGCAACCACACAGAAGAGATCAAAGCCAAAACCAGTGCTCTGCAAGAAGTGAGCATGAAATTGGGTGAAGCTGTGTACAAAGCTCAACAAGAGTCAGCCAAACAGACTGATGAGCAACCAAAATCACAGACTGTGGATGCAGAATTCACAGAGGTCAAAGACAACAAATAACTGTTGACAACCAGCGCCAAACAGTGCTATAAATACTGTATGAGATCAATCAAATGTTTTTTAGCACTGTCAATGCTGATTGTTTTGGTAAATTGTTCCAGCACTACCACTCAAACAGAAAAGCCAAAAGAAAAAATTCCTATGGAAAACATAGTGGATGTGTTTAAAAATATTCCTTTTCCAAAATAAATGAATTTCCAAAGAGACAAATACAAAGATTGTGCCATGGTGCTGATAGTGCTGTTCCTCATAGTGGTGTTTGTGATATTGCTAGGATGAAAATTTTAGGAGTAGAGGTTAAACCAGGCAACATCATTGAGCATAAAAATGATTTATGGAAATGTCTCAAAAGTCAAGCAGTTAAACCTGGCAAAGGCGGTGCATACAATCAAGTTGAGCTTAAAAGCATTACCAAAGGCACAAAACTCAACGAACGTTTCAGATCAAGCGAAACCATTGAGAAGGCAACACTGGATGAAAAAAAATTTCAATTTTTGTATTCATCCAACGATGAATTCTTTTTTATGGACAGTGAAAATTTTGAACAAATTTCAATCAATAGGACACTTGTGGAAGACAGTGAAAAATTCTTAAAAGAAAATTTAGAAGTTACCATTGAGTCTTATCAAGACAAACCATTGAGTGTTATTCTGCCTAGATCTGTGGAATATGAAGTGCTTGAAACAGATTCTGTGGTCAAAGGACAAACTGCTTCAGGTTCTTACAAACCAGCAACCATTCAAAATGGAGTTAAGATACTGGTACCTCCGTTTGTGAGTCAGGGTGATAAAATACTTGTGGATACAATAACTCAAGAATATCTTAAAAAAATTAATTAATGATCATGTGGAATACTTTGTGGAATATGGTTTGGTTTGTGATTTGCATGGCGATGTTGGTGTCAGTGACCATCATGTGTGTGATAGTGGATTTGATTGTGAAGGTGATTGATTTTTTTAAAAAACTTTTTACTAAAGATCATCAACCCAGTTAGATTTTTACAAGCCCCTATAGGTAAATGGCATACCAAACCCATGGTAAGGGTTAGTTCCCTGGTCAGTACAGGGTGGGGGCACCATAAAACTTCATATTCACACTTTTGACGATTGACTTCTGTGATTAATCCTGCTATTATGTATAAATAAACACGAGTAAAAGAGCATTAAGTACAAGCAGTAGAATTAACAACCTCCCGCCCACTATTCAATACAACTTCCTCAATTAACAATAACAACAAAGAAAGACAACAATCATGAGTACACAAGGTACAGTAAAATGGTTCAACACCCAAAAAGGTTTTGGATTCATCACCACTGAACACAAAGATGTGTTTGTACACATATCAGCAGTTCAAGCCGCAGGCATGGACACACTGAATGAAGGTGACGCTGTGATGTTTGATGAGGAGAATGGCCCAAAAGGTCCTTCTGCTGTCAATCTAGCAGTGGTATAATACCACAATTGCAAGGGTGACAGCCTTGCCAAAACATTTCCCAAATCTTATTCAACTCCTGTGTGATTGACAGAATTAAAAATTCTGTTATAATACACACATGGATAATCTTCAAAAAATCAATCGAGAATGGTTTGAAACACTCCGAGACAGGCTGTGCAAAGATTATCAACAATTGGAATCCAAAACAAAATTTAAAAAGACCACTTGGCAGCGTGGACCCCGAGCTCACAATGGTGGTGGTGTCATGATGCTGATGCAGGGTGGTGAAGTGTTTGAAAAAGTAGGAGTAAATGTGAGCACTGTGCGAGGAGTGATTGATGAACGTTATCGCAATCAAGTCATGGGTGCTGGCCGGGATGGTGCATTCTTTGCCACTGGTATCAGTGTGGTGGCTCATCCTAGGAATCCTCATGTGCCAGCCATGCATTTCAACACAAGATATTTGGAGACCACTGTGAGTTGGTGGGGAGGGGGCATGGATCAAACTCCCAGTCATCCCAATGCGAAATCCATTGAACTATGGCATCACACTCTGAAAGAAACTTGCGAGAACAATCACAAAAGTCATGCTGAATATCGAAAACAATGTGATGAATACTTTTATATCCGACATCGTGATGAAGTGAGGGGTGCAGGCGGCATATTCTTTGATCATTTACTGTTGAGTCATCCCAATGCCTACATAGGAGACTTTGTGTTCATACAACAAGTGGGTGAAGCATTTCATAGTCTCAGTCTTCAAATGATAGATCAGAATCAGCACAAAAAATACACTGCAAAAGACAAACAGATTCAAAATCGCAAACGTGGCAGATATGTGGAGTTTAATCTAATGTATGATCGTGGCACACAGTTTGGTTTAAATACAGGTGGTAATGTGGAAGCTATATTGATGAGCTTGCCTCCCCAAGCAGAATGGTGATGAACAAATTTTTACAGACATTGCAGGGTAAGATCACACAACCTAAACCAGTGTGGTTCATGCGTCAAGCAGGAAGATATCTGCCAGAATATCGTTTTTTAAACAACACACCATTCATGGAGAAGGTGTTGGATGTGGAGTCGGTGGTGGAGATCACTCTGCAGCCCATGCGTCGTTACAATTTGGATGCTGCCATCATATTCTCCGACATATTATTAATACCATGGGCCATGGGACAGGCTTTAGAGTTCATAGCACAGCACGGTCCAGAGATGAGTGAATTTGATGTGGACGAATTTTTTGATTATGATCCTGCAGAGTTTCATAAAAAATTAACACCTGTGTATCGCAGCATCCGAGTCACCAGAGAGCGATTGGCTGAACATCAAAGTCTTATAGGTTTTGCAGGAGCTCCTCACACACTGATGCACTACATGTTGAATCGAGAAGGCATCACTGACAGAGAACGGGAAGACATCACTCAGCGATTGATTGTGCAGACTGTGGAGCATCTCAGCAATCAAATACTGGCAGGTTGTGATGTGATACAGCTATTTGACAGTCATGCAGGCACTCTCAAAACAGACGAGGAAGTGATGCGACACTGCATAGAACCCAATCAACAGATTGTCACAGCATTAAGAATGCGTCATCCCACAGTGCCCATTATCTGTTTCCCCAAAGGTATCACACCCTTGCAGGTGTTGCAATTCTGTGAACGAGTGAATCCCAGTGCTATCAGTTTGGATCACACCATGGACACTGAATGGGCTCTGCAGCAATTGAGTCGTTGGCCCATGCAGGGTGGATTGGATCCAAAAAAATTATTGGGTGATTCGGACCACATGTGCACCGCTGCCAAAAAATATCTACAAGCATTCCGAGATCATCCTTACATATTCAATCTGGGTCATGGAATACTCAAACAAACCAAACCCATGATGATTCAAAAACTTGTGGATCTAGTGAGAGAATCAAATATATAATAACATATGACACTGAAACCAATCACCGATGCCAATGTGTTGCCTCTGTTCGCAGTGCCAGTGTGTCACACACAGATAGAACCTCAGAGCACCATCATCACAGATTTTCTTCTCAACAAGTTGCACTATGAAAGATTAATTTACAGCAATGCCAAAAACTCCTCAGGCACATTTGTGTTGGATGAACCCATCTGCCGACCACTCAAGGATGCACTCACAGCAAGACTAGAAGATTTCGTGCATGACTTTTTGGATGTGGATCGCAAACACAAATTTAGAATCAACACATCATGGATGAATCAATATTTGGATGCTGACTATTCAGGTGAACACTATCACAGCAACAGTCTCATATCAGGAGTGCTGTATCTCAGTGATGTGGAAGACACAGGTGACATTGTGTTTCACAAAGACAAACACTGGACCAATGTGTTTCCTGATGTGGTACGTATTGATTACAATTGGAATCCTGACAAGTTCAATGTGTACAATGCACAGGGTTGGAGTCTACGCCCTAAGAAATGGGACGTGGTGTTTTTTCCTTCATGGCTCACACATTCAGTACAAACCAACAAGAGCAATCCCAAAAAAGAACGATACAGTCTGGCATTCAACACTTGGGTTTCGGGCCAAGTGGGCGACAGTACCAGCACTCTAGTACTATAAATCCTTCTGTATCAACAGTTATTTTGGTAATCTTTTCTGATTGACTTTTATTATATCTTATTATATTGTGTAATTAACATTTAACTTTAGGGCAATATAGCCCGCTAATAGGACATTATGTCCGCAACTAAAAGGAGAAAAAAATGTTAATACACTCACACGCCGACCTCATCAATAAACAATATCTCAACAAAGGAAGTAATTTCGTAACTTTGGAAAGTCGCTTGGATTTTGCCTTAAGTCTTGCGTCATACTTTAAAGCAAGGTTAGAACAAGTGGTAGATGAATTCAAAAGACGCCACACAAACCAATACACGTCTTTCGAACAAATTAAAATTTGCAAAGGTATAATGGTTCCAGCCGATAAAATTCTTATTGACGCTACCATGCAAAGACCTTTGAATTTAGAATTTATTATGAACATTATTAATTGTTTTGCAGCCACTATGGTAATGGCTATTCAAGTGTATGAAGACGACGAAAAACCTGGATATTACATTGCTTGGGAGGGTCAACACACTGCTGTGATGCTGTACATTTTAATCACTAAGGTATTTGGTGAGCGTTTGGCCAATCAGATGTTTCCTGTGGTAATTTATCCTGTCAAACACAAATTAGAAATACGTAGGAATTTTATTTTATTGAATGGTGATGCCAAACAAAAAATTGATTTTATTGACAAATATAGACAAATGGTTTATGGAGTCAAAATAGATGGAAGCACTGATCCAGAATGGTTAGATACAGCCAAGAAAAATGATTATCTATCTGCGGCAGGATTATTTGCCACTGATAAAAAATTTGGTGACGAAGAAGAAGAGGGTGCAATCACATTATTAGCAGATACTCTAATGAGCAAGTCTTTAAAAACTAGAAAACATCCAGAGGTCACTAGAATGTTTTCACAATATTTTGCATTTCTTAATCCTAAAAGACCCACACAGGCTAAAGAAGTAAGAATGCTGTATGAGTTTTTTGATGCTTGCCACAAACAAAACATAGTGGTAGATGATGCATACTTACTTGAATTAGTTGACTTCAATAAAAAATATTTTGAAGCCAATTGGTCTGAAACAGGTTCATTTTGGAGCAAAGTCAAACAGGTATATGAAACTTGGTATAAAAAAGCCAATGCAGAAAGTTATGCAGAAACAAAAAAAATAAAAGGTTTTGTTACTGAACCTAAATGTGGAATGCCTTTTTACATAGCTCAATTACAAAAAAGTACAAAACTTCAAACTCCAGATTACAGTGTAAACAATGGGTTTACAGTAGGAAAGTCATTACTATGGTAGTCGTTTTTCGAAACCCTAGTCAGGATAAAATGAAGAGTCTTGATGTGCTGAAAGAACAGCAGAACCTAAATCTTAAATGTGTTGTTTTAAATTGTGGTAAACTTTTAAGCATATATGAAGGTCCTGGATCAGATTCTTTGTGTAGGGATCATCAATGTCAGTGTAGGGAATATGGAGGATTTGGAAATCCTGCAGAACCTCATACATTTTTTAGAGACTGGGTGTGTAGTAACCCTTTGTGTCAATATGATCCAAGAAAAGACCCTGCGTTCAATGAGATAGAAGATCCTTTATTAAAATGGACTGCTATGAGATATCAGATGCACGGAGATCATATAGTGCCAAGAGCATTGGGTGGTACTGATGCAAAAGAAAACATCCAAGTTTTATGTAAAAAGTGTCACGATATTAAAAGTTTTATAAATGGTGACTTTGCCAACAAAACAAAAAAAGAGATAAAATGACCGATAAACTTTACAACGCCGCCTGGAGTTTTGAATGTGTATTGCCCACTGGAGTCAAGGTGAAGAGCTGGTTCTATGCTGACACTGAACAGAAAGCTCGGGAGAGGATCACAGGTTTCTTCGAAGCCAAACTGCTGAAGATCAAACAAATAGACAATCCATTGCTGGAGATTCACACAGCTAATGAGAAGAAAAAAGAAATCAAATCCAATCCTCTGTTTAAGTCACTGTAATTGAACACCTTTTTCTGATACCAAAACATTGACTTTTTGGTATGAGTGAGTGTATAATAATAGTATAAACCAACAAAGAGGCACTGATGCAAAAAGAACTAGCAATATACCTAGACAAGATAAGAGCAGACTATGGATGTTTTCAAGGCACCAACACTGGTGATTCAGTGAGAGATCAAATCAGAGACAACATGAAAAAAGAGTTTGCACAATCTCTTGAAGTCAAAGAAGGCAAGAAGTTTATCAAGATAACTAAAAAGAATTACGGTGTGCATTCTTTCATAGTGAAGGAAGACTTCGTGAGTTCAAAAGGTGTGCAATTTCGCAAAGGTGATATCCTTAAAGCGGCAGGTTATAACATGCCTGCTCAGAATGCTGCCAGAGGCAACATATTTGGCAATTACATTGTGAGATGGACTGGTGCGTTGTATATGGATTCGCACGGTAGATTGTGCAACTAATGATCTCTGAAGCTCAATTAAAGATCAACAGTTTCTTGAGTCATAAGGTCTCTGCCCGAGACCTATGGCACTGTGTGTGTGAAGCGGCTCACTCAGCAGTGGATGAGTTTGTTAAAAAACACGGTGAACCCATGTACTGTGGATCATCACATATTATTATCCTAGAAGACTCTCAAGGTAAATTTGTCACATGGTTGACTCAACAAGGTTTGGGTGACAGTCAGGACAAACGAGGCAAAACACACAAACTCAGTTATTATTCCATCATGCGAGGTCATAGACTGTTGGGCACACAATCTTTGGATCTGCAAGAGACGGCCATGGAAGCTGTGCAATCAGTGTTGGAATTGCACGGTATTAAAAGCTCTATTCGCAGTTGGGCAGATTAAAAAGTCAAGCAATTGGCGGTTTCTAAACCATTGAGATTGAACACTTTTATTTTTGAATATCCAGCAAAATGCTAATCTTATTTGGTAGACTTTTTGGTATCCATGATGCTATACTAGTATTATAACAAAAGGAGAACAATGGCACACAAAGACATATACCAAGTTTTAGAACAAAGATACAGCAGTGAATCTGATTTGACTGTCTCTATGATGAAGAGAGCAATCAGCGAACTGAACATAGTGAATCCACAGTCGTTGGATTTGATTTATGAATCAGTTATATTTTACACAGGTGACTGGCCAGAGTCAGAAGGTTGGGGCACATCAGATTCTAGAATTTGTATGAATTCGGTGAAAGAAACTTTGCTTGCCTGTGAATACCTAATGGGGGTGGCACGATGAAATTCCAAACAGGTTACACAGAAGACACCATAAGAAACAGTTTTGGAGATGCTTATATTGACCACAATCAGGTTGTGCGATGGAAAATCAACGATCAGATTCCATTTCAAGATATGTTGGCTGACTTCAGAGCATTGGGTTTGATAGACGAAGATATTCAATTGGGTTCCAGCCTATTGAGGGAGAAAGAAGACGAGGAGTTCTGGGCCAATCAAAACAGCACAGTGACTCCAATCGCTAGAAAAATCCATCATGTGTGATGGTAAAAAAACAACCACCAAAGGAGAAAAAATGAACGCAACACAAAAACTAATACTGGCAACGGCAGCCGTGATATATGGCATGACTGCTGAATTGCCTGCCAATGAAACAGTGAAGGGCACACAGGACGCCATCACAAAATGGTATGAAGAAGTTAGCACATCTGTGTCTCAAGATGTCACAGCACTGGGAGTGAGCATAGAGAATCTACCCACAAATATATCTCTAGGCGTGAGCAACTTTTGGACAGAAACCAAGCAGTTCCAAAAAGACAGCTGGAACGAGACCTTAAAGTTCGAACAGGAGAAACAGAACTGGGAAACCATCAAAGGCTGGTTCACACCCAAGTCTGAGGAGGTCAAAAAATAATGACCATCACAAACAAAATAAAAGATCCATTTCCCATACAGATACTGGATGCGACTGATGTGGAAGTTAAAAATCCATTCTCAGGAGAGAGTGTGATGCTGACACCACAAGCAGTGGCAGTGTATGACTGCATCAAAGGTGCAGAACAATTGGGAGAATCGGACATTATGGAACAAGGATTGGATTGGTTTCGTGAACATTATCCCAAAGAATACATGGTTCTTTTGGATTGACATTTGGCAGTGCTGAGTGTACAATATAAACAACTAACTGAGGAGAATAGATGAGCAACTTACCGTTAAAAAATTTTAGATTCTTGGTGATGATCAACAATCAAACACCAGGCATCATTGTAGAACAACGTGCCATGAACGTGACACAGGCCACACAGGCTGTGCAGGCACAATATGGCAGCAACAGCAAAGTGTCGTTCTACGGCATGGGCAACCAAGATTAAATCGAATATGAACAAACTGTGGCACACCATTGACAAGAGCATTTTAAAGTCTTTGCCCAATGCTGCCAAAGGTTATGAGCAACGCATTCACATACCTGAATTTACTTTCTTAGGAGCTCAAGAGCAACCAGACTTTGGAGTTATCCGCATATGGTTTTATGGTGATGCTCGCACTATTGAATTGAAAAGTTTCAAACTGTATCTGTATCAGTACAGAGATACCATCATGAGCTATGAACGATGTTTGGATATGCTGTACAAGCATATCAAAGAAATATATCAACCCATGAGAGTGAGAATAGAAATAGGATTTAGACCCAGAGGTGGCATCAGTTCCAAGCTGGTGGTGGACAGTGATTGGGGTCACTTGGGTGGTACTGACACACTGTGGCAGGCACACGAAACCGAATAACAAATGAAAGGAGAACACAGATGAAGACAGTGAGCAACTTTGTGAAGAACATAGTGGTGCTGTTGAGTTTGGCAGGTGTGATGATGTTCATCTCCAAGCTCTTCACTCAAAGCATTGGTCCCAATTGGGACATAGCAGGCATGGTGATATTTTTAATGATTACTTTGCTGGTGGTGACCAGCAATGATGACTAAATCAATCAGCGATATGAAACAATCACAATACCAACAGTTAAAACTTCAAGCACACTATGACAAGCTGTGCGAAATAATTGAACAAAAGACCTGTTCTAAAAGATTTCTTAAATTGTATTTTGAAGATTCACAGTTCAAAAAATATTATTATAGCAAGAAAAAAAATGGGTCAAGGTCGTTCTAAATATTACAAGCACTGGAGTCTGCGTCATGGTGTGGATGCTCCCAAACGAGAATTCACAGCACAGATTAAAAAAATGTGGATGGACTCTTATGAGTTGAATGTGTTTCGTCACACTACAAATAATCGTTATGAATATGCCTATTCACAGATAATGCCCACAGAAGATCAAGCCATCACCCAGGCCAACTTGGTTGAGTGGGGATTGGGCAACTGTGAACAAATACTCAAGGATTGGGATTATCAAAAGTATCAAGAAGAGCAGGACTTTGGAGTGGCTACCAGCTGGAAAGACGAGTTTGAATCAAGGTACACAGTAAAATAATCATGTTGAATGTTAATATACAGTCCAAAGTGAATGAATGGAGTCAAAGATTGTCTTTGCTGTCAGGCATGGATCGTTTGGAATACATCTTTGGATTGGCACAACTGTTGGACACTGTGCCTGAATCCTACAAACAGGATCAGTTTCTTATTCCAGGTTGTGTGAGCAAATTGTGGTTGATACCCAAATATGACACTCACACTCTCACTCTGATGGCTGATGCTGAAGCTCAGATAACCAAAGGTATCACTCACATTGTGCTGGACATATTGGGCAATCAAAGCTACGAAGCATTGAGCAATATAGAACTGAAAGATTTCACTGCATTGGGATTTGCTCAACTGATCACACCACAGCGACAGAATGGTTTGGGCAGTCTCATACTCACCATCCGACATTATGCTGAACTGAATGTCAAATCCTGTCACAGCAGTTAACTCACACTGTAAATAAAACAGCCCATGACCAAAATTATTGAACACAATGATATCTTTCGCAAGTATAACTATTCAGGTTTAATCACTGCAGAGGACAATCAGCACATCATCCACACGGTACAGGACATCATTGCCAAAGGCAACTACTTTGATGAGGCTCATTCTCCCAAGTATCAGACCAAAGAGAACATATTTGCTCGCCAGACTGCCACATTTTTAAAAATGCGTATGACTTTTATCATGAGCTGTTTCTTTTACATAGGCAAGGAAGTCAAGATCAAAGGCATCAATGCTTGGAGTTTTCAAACCAATGCTGGAGACAATTTGGAAAGAGAACGCCTATGGCACCATCATCATCAAGACCAAACCTATCCCAAACTGAGTGGCATCTATTATGTTCACATACCCAAGGATGAACCCAATCCCAACACCACCGGCACAGAATTTGCCACTGCGGCAGATCTCAAAGAAACATTCTACATCACTCCCCAACCTTACACATGGTTGATCTATCCATCTGATGTGTGGCACCGTCCCGGCATCTGCACCAGCAAAGAGAATCGTTATGTGGTGGCTGGTGACATGCAGTATCAATTGAACTGATGTTGCCTACCAGTGTGGAAAAATTGCAGTGTTGGATCTGTGATACATCAGTGCCTCAACCTGTGTATTGGATTGATCCTCGAGACTATGATGTGGGTCATACAACCAAAATATTGTGTGGACCTGAATGTGCTGCCAGAGCATATGAACAGGTCAAACACACTTTCAAACCTCGACTCAACCCTGAAGACTCACAGTAAATAAACACATCAATGATATTCTATTTTGGTTTTGTGTTGATGGTGCTGAATGAAGGCTTTGTAATACTGCGCCATGTGATACCATATTTTGCAGAGAAACGGCAGCAATTGATCAATCGTTATGGCGTTCGATGGCAGTACACTCACAGTCTGCTGGACACCCTATGGATCGTGCTGATTGTGTTGGGCTTTGCATGGGACTTCCAAAACTGGAAAACCTATGCCACTTGCTTGGCAGTGTTTTGGGGCTTGGTGGGCATGCTCTATCTTTCAGTGTTCTGGGACAGAATGTTTCGAAAATAACCAAAATATCTTTTTGGCAACTTTGCCATTTGACTTATCCACACAACCAGTAGTATAATCGCGAATCTTGCTTTGCGGCAAGAAATAAAGGAGAAACAATGAAAAACAAAAAGAGTAAAATAACAATTGGTTTGATAGTGTCTGTTGCCATTTTGGTGGCAGTGATACTGGCTGTGTCAGGTAAATCTGTCAAAGCACAAACCAAATCAGCTCCTGTACTGAGTTTCTACGGCAACGTGGATGCTGGAGTGCAGAAATACGATTCAGGCACCAGTGACTTGATGAGAGCCAGCGAAGGTGGATTAAGCACCAGCCGTTTGGGTTTCAAAGGCACTTCGCCTGACCTAGGTGGTATTAATTTCAACTTCAATTTGGAAGGTGCTCTTAAACCACAAACAGGTACGTTGGGTTCTACCACTACCACAGGACAGGTGTTCACACGTGAAGCCACTGTGGGTGTTTCAGGATCAGCAGGAGAAATACGTTTGGGAACCACTGACGTGAGCAATGCCACAGAGATAGATACTCTGTCATGGCAGTTCGGCAACTTCACAAACTTTCCTGTGAACGGCACAGCTATCGAAATAGGTGGTGATGCCAGCAACGTGATCAAATACATATCGCCAGTGTTGAATGGACTACAACTGCAAGCGGGTTACGCAGGCAATTCTAGCACAGCCACCACTGACGCCAATGCTGATGTACGTTCTGGTTCCATCAACTATGTCGTTGGACCAGCAAAATTGGGTGTGGGTTATGCCACCAAACAAGCCACTACTTCAGTGGGAGAAACTGATGCCAAGAGCATTGGTGGATCTTACGACTTTGGTAAGTTTGTTGTGGGTGCAGCTTACATCTACGGAGACAACTCCACCACCAGCACAGTGAAATCCACTGCCAATGTGTACTCAGTGAGAGTGCCTTTGGAAAATGGATTGGCTGCTCATGCTGTGTATGCTCAGTCCAAAGACGGTGCTCAAACCACTGCCAATCAAGGCACTGGCTACACTCTAGGCGTGACTAAAACATTTGCACCAGGTGCCAATGTGTATGCTGCCTACAGCCAGGTGGACAACGATGCCAACAGTACCATGTATCTTAATGGTATGACTGCTCCAAGTGCGGGCAAAGATCCCAGTCTAATGACTGTGGGAATCAATTACGCATTTTAATTGATCTCGTTTATTTGTTGTGGGGAATCGAAACATTCCTCACAATGGATAAAATAATTTTTTAACATTACGGTAAAAATTAAAAAAATATTTTGTTTTTTAGTAAAATTCTTTAACTTTTCACTTTTTTATTTTGTGACTCTTGACTTTCGCAGTATTCTATACTAAATTAATAGTATAACAAAAGGAGAAACTATGATACAAATAAATGATCTAGCACCCAACTTCACTGCTGACACCAGTCATGGCCTTATTAATTTTTATGAATTCATCAATGGCCACTGGACTGTGTTGTTTTCACATCCAAAGAATTTTACTCCTGTGTGCACCACTGAGCTGGGTACATTACAAAAACTATTGCCTGAATTTAAAAAACGCAGAGTACAAGTGATCGGACTGAGTGTGGACAACTTGGACAATCATGATCAATGGCTGAACGACATTCAAGAGACTCAAGGTGAATTGCCTGAATATCCTCTCATAGCAGATAACAACAGACAAGTGTCTCTGTTGTATGGCATGGTACGGGACAATGCTCCAGACACCATGACTGTACGAACTGTGTTTGTGATAGGACCAGACAAGAAAGTTAAGTTGAGATTGGACTATCCAGCATCAGCAGGTAGAAACTTTGATGAAATACTGAGAGTATTGGATTCTTTACAGATCACTGCTGAACATCAATTGGCCACTCCAGCCAACTGGAAATTGGGTGAAGATTTGATTGTTACTGCGTCTGTGAGTGATGAGCAGGCACAACAAAGATTTCCAAAATCTTTCCATAAAATCAAGCCTTACTTGAGAACTGTGGCTTATTCAGAACTGATCAAATAATTTTTGATTGCTCATTGATACTAAACCATGCTATAATAATCACATGATCGAGCCGTCGCAGCCATAATGCTGAGGAAGCTCGGGACACTCCTGACAAGTGCGAGTCCATGTAGGCAGTGAATGGTCAGGCACACTGTGGGTAGGACGCAGAGACAGATGACGGCATAGAACAGAATCCCGGCTATGGATCATAGAGGCCCTGATGATGGAATGGTAGACATGATAGACTCAAAATCTATTGCCTGCAAGGGTGTGGGGGTTCAAGTCCCTCTCAGGGCACCAAGTCAAGCGGGTGTAGCTCAGTGGTAGAGCGAATCGTTGCCAACGATTAGGTCGTGGGTTCAATTCCCTTCACCCGCTCCAACTGCATGCGGTCATGTCGGAACTGGTAGACGGGCACGCTTGAGGGGCGTGTGGAGAAATCCGTGAGAGTTCGAGTCTCTCTGACCGCACCAATGCTCCCATCGTCTATCGGTGAGGACATGTGGTTTTCATCCACAAAAGCAGAGTTCGATTCTCTGTGGGAGCGCCAACATATAATAGGTTGATTTTACAACCAAAATCACATATACTGTATTAATATCGTCGGGGTGTGGCCCAGCCTGGTAGGGCGCCTGGATGGGGTCCAGGAGGTCGCTGGTTCGAATCCAGTCATCCCGACCATAAGGGCACCTAGTTCAGTGGTTAGAACACTTGGTCGACATCCAAGGGGTGGCAGGTTCGATTCCTGCGGTGCCCACCAATGGTCTCTTAGTGAAATGGATATCACGGAAGTCTACGAAACTTCAAGTCCAAGTTCGACTCTTGGAGAGACCGCCACAAGCACCCATGGTGAAACGGATATCACAGAAGTCTTCGAAACTTCCGGTCCAGGTTCGACTCCTGGTGGGTGCTCCAATTATTTTTTTTTACGGGATTTACGACGTCGGCGAGGTGTGGGCAAGAATCTTTTGGGATTTTGTCTTATGAGGAAATAGAACACAATCAGCGATCCCAATATCACTGTGATAATGCTGATGGCAATGATGGATTCCATGCAGAATCTCCTTCAAAAATTATTTATGAGATCCTGAGCGAAATCTTTAGATAAGGCTCAAAGCAATCAAGGCCACTGTGAACAGTATGGCTGAGAATACAATGATTACCACATATTGTTTTAACATGCAAATATTTATGGTGGCTTTGATTGGTTGTCAAAAATCTTGACACTCACCACAAATTGTGGTAATTACAAATGAGCTATGAAATTTTCGGATTGGTGCATATATGCTCTGCTGTTGGTGATGCTGCTGAGCCTACTGGAATGGCTGCTGGAAATCAGCATTTTGGCTGTTTGGTTGAACATTCTATGAAAAAAGATTATCTATACTGGGAATTTCCCGCACAGATTCCCCAGGATCAAACACAGCAGTTGATTCAACACAGTGCCACATGGCCCACACAACCAGGCAGAATTGGCGAGCAACAGGTGGAAGCTCACAACATACGTCAAGTGACCACCCGACCCATGAGTGAATATCATCCCATCAGCCTACAAATGTATGCATTGGCTCACCTGGCCAATCAGCAGTGCTGGCAGTACACATTGGGTGGACCCACACAATTGGAATTATTGCAGTATGGTGAGGGTGGAGATCGCTATGATGCTCACGTGGACACTGCTAGGTTATCAGATGATTTGGTACGCAAACTCACAGTGATCTTGATGCTGAATGATGACTACGAAGGCGGTAGGTTTTACTTTCAACAGGATCTGCATCATCGTCAGCACATTCAAACTGAAGCTGGCAAAGTTTTGGTATTTCCCAGCCACATCATGCACGGTGTGGAACCACTGTCACGGGGTGTGAGACATTCGGTGGTGGCATGGATATCCGGGCCTGATTTCAAATAGTTTTGGTGGGGGTTGGTGCAGATAACTACACACATATAACCACCCGTTATAAGACGTCTACGTATGAAAAAAAGGTATATTATCACAGGTCATGGCAGAGGATTGGGCAGGGCTTGGTATGAGCATTTCAAGTATTTTGAAGTGATGGGTTTGGAAGTCATGGGTTTTGGTCAGGTGGCGGGTGATGGATATGATTTGGTCAAAAATTTTGAACAGGTGTGTGCGGCAGCTGAAGGTGCTGATGTGTTCATCAACAATGCCTATCAGCAGGATCTTCAGTTGAAATTTCTCAACAGACTGCATCGTAGTGTGGGTGCCATGATCATATCTGGCAGTGTGGCCGCAGATGATTTGGGATCACCCCCAGAAGATCCTCAGTATGGCCAATTCAAAAGAGATCTAGAACAGAGAGTGTTGGAGTTGGGTAGAAACAAAACATCAGGTCAGTGTGATCTGTTGTATCTCAAACTCACAGGATCGGCCTACAGAGATTCTGCAGGCATCATTCGCTTCACTGATCAATGGTTGCAGCACCCAAATATGTTTTTTGCACAGTTCCCTGACCAGGATCAGACATAACTAACTTTAAATATGTTTTCCATTACTTTTTTATTGCTGTGCGTCAAACACTTCATTGCTGATCTCTATCTGCAGGCACTTTATATCAAACCCAGTCGCAAATGGATCTACTTGGATCCAAAAGCTCACCGTCATGCTCTGCATCACGCCATTTTGAGTGCTGTGGTGTTTTTATTGTGTTGGGGTTGGTGGTGGTTGGCTGTGGTGATGTTGGTGGTGGACTATGTCACTCATTGGCACATAGACTGGGCCAAGACTTGTATTGCTAGACATTTGGGTTGGTTGGAAGCCACACATCCTAGAGGCTATTGGATGTTGCAGACTTTGGATCAAATCACACATTTTGTGATATACTTTGTGATGACTTGGTGTGCGGTGCAATTTGTATGAGATATCTTATAATTTTCATATGGCTGGGGTCGTGTGTGATGCAGGATTGTGCCATCAACCCTACCATGGAACGTGATACAACAGTCGGTGCCAAATCCAAAGACGTCACAGAAAACAAGTCCGTTATACCCAACGTGCAAGAACTGCGAGAACAGATCCGACCCGGTGGTCAATTCAGCTGTAAATTTTAATTATTTGGTACGGGGTGCCTGGAACAGATGCTGCACTGCTCGGGTGTGGCGCAGACATTCTCCTTCAAACATGAATTGCAATGTGTGATCCACTGTGCCTAGTTTGTGCTGCTGATACACTGCTTTGCACAATGCATCAAAAAATTTAATCTCTTCTGTGGTGCGTGCCACATAGAATAAACTTTGTCTATGTTGACCCATCTCACGTATCACTTTGAGACGATGACTGCCACTCATGATGTGTTTTTTATGATCCACCACCATGGGCAACAGCAATCCTTGCTTATGAATGCTGCGTCTCACTCGGTCCATGTGAACTGCATTCACAGGATGACGGTCATAGATGTCTGATAGATTCAATACCACCAATCTCTCATTGAAGAATCTATATCTGGGCAGTAGTATCATGTGAATATTTATGGAGTAAAGGGCGATGCACGTTACATCGCCCCCAGTTCTTCCTCGTGACTACTTCTTTTTGTAGATACTGTAGAGGATGAATATGGCCACTAGGCCAACCAATCCTTCAGTGGAGAAGGTCTTCACGATTTGGGTGATGTTGCCGATGATGTTGGTCTGAGACAAGAACGGTATGCTCTGTCCTTTAAACAACACTTCCAGCACTATCCCAAGGGCTAGTAGGGTCACACCTAGATCTGCCAGTGCAGACGCCCATGCTTTTACTTTGTTCAAGATTTCCATAAGGATCTCCTTTCCAAATTTGCATCCACTTGATTGTGAGACGCAATAATAATTATTGTAATATTTGCTGGTGTTATAAGAACATTTTTGATTCTTGATGTGGTTTTGGGTGTTGACTTTGTGGATAAACTGTCATATAATCAATGCACGGGGGCGTAGCTCACTTGGTAGAGCGCTTGGCTGGCAGTCAAGAGGTAGTCAGTTCGATCCTGATCGCCTCCACCAATACAATGAAAAAGAAACCTATTCAAAAATGGCCCATTGGTCCCGAAGACACAGTGTGTGGCCGTGTGGACTTCACAGTGCCTCAACGCACACAGGGCGATAGATATTGGGTGAGGATTACCACTGCTGAAACGGAATTCATCACTGAATGGGTGGGCACTCCTGAACAGATTGATTCAAACACTTGGAGTTGGTATCGTCGTGGTGCTGAGGCTGTGGAAGTTCAGTTACAATAGTATTAATCTACTTTGATTGTTATTTTATTAAATGACGAGCCTGTGCCTGCTCCAGTCATGGAATTTTTATTAAAAAAACTCACTTTACCTGTACCTAAATCTTTGTTGGGCCATGTGACTTCTGTATTGATATTATTTTGATTACTTTGTTTGGATGGAGTTAGTGTATTGGCTATTTTTAAAAAATTTTGTTGTAAAATTTCTCTTACTAATGGTGTTATACCTTTAACTATTCCTTCATTGAGTTTTTGAATTAAATATTGACTAACTTTATAATGTAATACTCTAAAATCATTATTATATTTTGCAAAATCTTCTTGATTGGATTTTTTAACTATGTTTAAAAGTGTTTTTATTGAACCTTTAAATTGATTTGTGTTTCTAGCTGATTCAATTTCTTCAGGGTTAAAAGAATAATTTTTAGTTAGTTCGATATTGACATTATTTTTTACAAACCAATCTAATAAAACGAAAGGCTGAATATCTCCTTTGGTTTCTTTAGATCTCATTAATTCAATTACTTGAATGGCTGGTTGATATTCTTTGGACTTTTGTAAATTATCTGGTATTTTTAAAGAAGCCAAAGACCATCCTGCTCCACCGCCTTTTGTGCCTCCTTTTACCGATAACCATATGGAATTACCATCAGGTCCTGTGAATCCTACCACTGATGCTACTGCGTCAGACAATGGATTATTTCTTCCTTTGGGAAATGTTATTTTCATTTTGTTAAAAGAATCTAATCCAATATGTTTAAAAAATTCACTTTGATTTTCAAATTTAGCATGTCCTGATAACAAAACTAATACTCCTAAATATTCCATAGCATCGTCTCTAATGGATCTAAATTGTCCATCTGTGGTGTTGGTTAATAAATCAAATGTGGTATTGCCTTTGGCAATGCCTTTGGCTATTTCTATTACTTTTTTACCTACTTCACTCTCTTGTAATTTTGTGTTATTGATAATGGCTGAAAATAATGCTTTGGCTCCTTGATATGTTTGTTCATGAAGACCTATTTCAGATGGTGATATCATTCCTGATGTTTCTGCTTTAGATCCTGCAGCAAATTTTCCTCCTTTGGAAAATTCTTCTGTTTTTTTTAATTTAAATGGACTAGAACTGGTTTGAATTATTTTTAAAAGTACAGAATTTTTTTTAGGATCATTTTTAAAATATCCTTTTAAATCAATAGGCAATGCTCCTTGAGTTTTAGTTACCCATTGATCAAAATGATTTAAATTGTCTTTACTGATTATAAAATCCCCTTTAGGATCTGTGGTTGGGAAAGGTAATTCATTTTGTATTTTGTTACGGAAAATTGGAATTCTATCTTTGGCTGTGCCTTTATATTTCAATATTTCCTTACCTACCAAGTAAGGTATAGAAGAAACTTCAGTGATGTTTTTAAATTCTTTGAATCTCATACCAATATTTATGCTTTATCTATATGGTCCTGTTTGTGCTGGTTGAGATATTTTGTCAATATAAGTACCACATATGACATCAATGCACATAGAATACAGACCCATGGAATTGCCCAATGTGGGGGTGTTGGAAGTCAAAGTACCCACAGTGGTGATGGCAGCCATACGTGCTGAAGTGGATCAAATTCAAACAGATTTCAATCAGCATGAAGCTGTGAATTCAAAATTGGCTGGCAACTTGGAGAGAGAATACGCACTCAAAACCTGCCGAGCTCAGGTGGAATCATTCATTTTGCAGGTGGCCGAAATTTATCAGCAAAAAAATATACGTGAGCTATCACAGGGCTCATACATGGCTCTGGATGGGTTATGGTGTAATTTCCAAAAAGCCACAGAATTCAATCCCAATCACACTCACTCGGGTTTGCTGAGTTTTGTGATCTGGGTGCAGGTGCCTTATGACATACAACAAGAGTTGGATCATTCGCCTGGTCGTCACGGAGTAAAAAACTCAGCAGGTTGCTTTGAACTGCTGTACAACAACAGCATAGGTGATTTGGCCACTATGGTGGTGGCAGCAGATCGCAGTTGGCAATCTCGCATGCTGATGTTTCCAGCACGCATGGCCCATTGTGTGTATCCATTCTACACCAGCCAAGACTATCGTATCAGTGTGAGTGGCAACATAGTGGTGTCTCAATGACATCTTCCATTTTAAAATTGTTACAGCAAAGATACACCACCAAACTGTGGCAGGACACACCTGTCACTGATGCTCAATTGGATTATGTGTTGCAGTGTGCCTATCTTGCTCCCAGCAAAATGGCTCATCACAGTCATCGCGTTGTGGCACTCACCAACAGTGTGCAGGGTCGTGAGATCAAAGATTGGCTGTTCTATGAACACACTTGGGCTTGGGATGGTTATCCTGCGTATGACATACCTATGGGACATCAGAGCACAGAAGCCCGCGACTACAATGGTCAATATCGTGCGCCAGTGGTGTTGATCTGGTTGAGTGAATTGAAGAATGCTCGTCGCGTCACTGTGCAGAAACAAATCCGCGATGAGTGGGTGCAGTACACCGTGGGCACTCCAGATGCCTATCAACAACGCAGCGACATTTATATCAGTGCTACCACTGCCATGTTGGCTGCTGAAGAACAAGGTCTTAACACAGGTTATGGTGTGTGTCATCACAACAAGATGGTGGCTGAACGTTTGGGCATGCCCACTTACCATGCTGTGGTGGCCATGGGCATGGGATATCCAGCTGACATAGCCGACTCAGAAGTACCAGTGTTGGATGCTGCAGGTCAAACATTGGGATTTTGTGTGCCCAACACACCACCAGGTGCACTTCATTGGAACAGAGATGATAAACCCAGCTTTGTGGATATGATTCGGATCATTTAAAGAATTTTTTGATTGACTTTAACGTTTTTTGCGTTTGCGACTTGATCTAAAATAAGGAAACAATCCAAACCACACAGCATCTCGTCGGCGTCTAAATTTTAGATACACATTTCCTGGATCCCCCACATCACACCATACTCGCATGGGACCACCCATGACCTGTACCACTGCTGACTTGTCCATCAGCACCAGATCCGCATTGTGCTGATCCAGTTTCACTGGATGCCCCCACACCATGGGCCACCAGTGCAAAGGATTACGACCATATCGGTTGAACACCCAAAAGAAAGGCACTGACATAATAGGGCTCAACAACTCCACATACCAAGCCAACCAATCTCCCACAAAATGATCCACCCAGTGTATGATCAGCCAGTACAGCAGCCATATCACTGCAAACACTGTGCCCAGCACTGTCCACTCCAAGGGTGAAATACCCACATCACTTTCGTCCCAATGACGATGATAGTGTGTGATGGTTATTTTTTTGTGTGGAACCATCGGCTTATCCAAGTTTTGTCCAGCAGTGTGCCTTGATGTCTCTCCAGCACCACTCTGCGATGTTGCAATAGATTGTGATCCATTTCAGCCAACAGGAAGGCTTCGTTGTGCCAAATGAGGGGGTTCAACACACCTTTTTGCCAACGGGGGTCTCTGAGATCTATGGGCTGAGATTGACGTATGGCTATCGCCACACGTTCAGCCAATATCTCATGATTGCGTTTGAGCATGTGATTGTAGCGAGTGTCCATGCCTTGAAAAACAGAATTGGTGCTTTCACCCGCAGTCATCTCTTGGTGTTGCACATCTTCGTTGAGATTTTGTTCAGTGAATCTGATGCAGTGCAGATCTCTCAAACCATACAGATCCATGATCTCTTGATTGGTGGTTCGGATCTGTCTCACCAACCAGTGTGGGGTGAATCCTGGCAGCACCCATGCAGGCTCCAGTTTTCTGATGTGCATTTGTGAGTGCAACCACCCCAAACGATGCATCTGATGCTGTAGGTCCAGCTCAGGTCTCTGCAGATGCAAGCACCACTGACGTATGGCTTCGGCTTTGGCTTCACCCAGATGCTCGGGCAGATCTCCCACATTCACATGAGTGAACCCAGGCTTGTCTGCATCAAACCATTGTCGTTCACAGTGTGTGAGCACCACTATCAAACGATCTGACTGAGTGATGGTGGGCATCAGCTGACGCAACTGCTCCCACTGCCAATCTTGACTCACTCCACGCTCAGCACACACCACCAGGGGCATCTCCAACAGTGCAGCTGCCTGTTGACACCAATTGCGAAAAGGGTCTTGGGGTCCGGGCAGCAGGCTGAAGCTGTCACCCACCACAATCAATCTACCTGTCATAATATGAGTATTTAACTCTTCCACAGCATAAGTACAATTCACAATGAATTCAGAAGAGCAGACCGCTCCGCCCCAGGGCGTGGCAGTGGTCACCACCCCAAAGGGTGAACAGCACAGTGAGGGTCAGGGTCCGGGCACCAGACGACGCCGACGCCATCGCAATCGACGCCACAAACACAAACACCGCCAAAAACTCCCCGCACCACACAGTCAGCAGGATACCACCCCAGAAGATCGCCCACCTGTGACTGAGGGCACTGAGCTGCATCAAGCTCGCCAAAACCACAGCACCTATGACAGGGATCTGCATCATCGCAGTCAGGGGGGCACAGGCTATGGCATGAAACGTGATCACGTGGCCACAGAATCTGAACTGAGCGGCGCCAACATACCTGAGGTGCTGTTGCCCAGCTATGCTCACAGTCTTGCACGCATGGGCATCACTGTGTCTGAACCCGTGCCCCACCACCAACCTCACCACCCTCCCTCAGAGGCGGTTGAACCCACACTCACAGATGCACAACAGCAACAGTGGGAAGAACAACAGATGAGACAGGCCCATGAAAGAGATCAGCAGAATCCCACTGAATCCAAGGAAGAATTAAAAGGGTAGTTAATTAGAGTAGACGAATTGAGATTTCCACAGTGATGATAATAAGTGCCACAATCACAATGATGGGATCCATTAT